TCAATCGGCGCTATCTTTCTTGATAATCTCGTCTAACCGACGTATTACGCTTTTTTGTAGCTCCTTATGCTCGTAACTTTTTTCAGAAATAATTGCGATAATCTCCGATATTCCAACGAGAATTAATCCGAACACCGCGGAACCAATTATCGTAGAAAATCCGTAAACCCAACGTAATGGATGCGGATCAGTTAGATAAGTATACCCATCTTTGGGTAGGTCTAAGGTAAATCCGAGATATAGGCCTGCGACAACTCCCGCGATCGTAAGAATCCATCCAAAATAATATAGAATGACTGCCGGCATACTTTCGTTTCTATTCACGTCCAACACCGCCCTTGGTAATTATTTTTAATATTACCACGATTTTTTATCCACAGGCAATAGGACGTACTTGCTTGCGCCTTCTGCGCCACTGTTCTAACGGTGATAGTTTCGCTTTTGTTTTCGGATCGGCTCCGGGGAGTGGCCGTTTCAACTATTTTAGTTCTCCCTTTTTACTTTTTCCTCCCACGTGGCAATCAAAAACTCAGCCATTGCACCTGCCGTATTAACTGCTAACTGAGCGTGTCGAGGAGAGGGTTTCGGCCCTATAATACCTTTTCCGTGGGCGTCTCCCACTTTATTCCTAATGGAACCTAATCCGTTAACAATAGATACGCAGCCCCCAAGAATTTGTTTAAATATTTTCTCTGTATGTTCACTCGGTGCCAAATTCAATAAACGCTTAATCTTACTATATAATTGAGGTAAATCGTCGCTATCTTTATAAGACTCCCCTGCTTGATCCAAGATATGTTTACATGTAGTCTCTAACAGTGTTCTAGCCATAGTAATAGCACCTTCGGGGTCACTGTTTCTCCTGTCTATAGCTCTTTTCCAGTTTTCTTGGACGTATGAGTAAATATTGTTATTTGAAATCGACATCAGGACAATCTCATCTATGGGTGTTGAGCATAATGATTGTTCTTCTAAGTATAGTAGAACATCAGCGAAAGCATCTCTTAAAAAGTCCCGCCTACCTTGATATGTATCTGATTTTTCTTTAATAAATCCCCAATAGTCTGAAAAAGTACGACAATTAAATATAAATTCTGGCAATAATTTTCTTCTTATAGATGTATTTGAAATAAATTTCTTCCGTAATTCTCTATATTCCTGTTCATCCGGAAAATCTCCTGTGGCTCAAGCAATTAGGATTTCTTTTAACCTTTCCATTTCACTTAACAATTCTTCACTCATATATCACACCTCTATCCACTTTCGTTACCCCTCGGTTTTAAAATTTTTGTCGGAATGTTACGGGGGTCAGTGCGCGACAAAAACACCCGATCCCCGCCCCCTCCCGTACCGACGAATCACGAACGCTGGGCACGAGAGCAGCTATAACGTTCGATTTTTAGCGAAGTGATTACCCAAATTTTTCTCGATATTTGTCGGCTGTCTGTACACATTAATCTGTCATTGCGTCTATTAACGTAGTTATCACGTTATCTAACAGGCCCATACCCCGTTGTTAGGCGTTAGATTCCGTTGATTAACCGTCAATACTCGTGTGTCTACGTTGATACGATAAGCGAGGCATCGATGAACATTAACCAACGATTACAAGGACGTATCATCGGTAAACCACATTAAGTGCGTAACACCTCGACTCTTTAAATCTTTCACGATCAACGATAGAGATCGACGTTATACGCTTTATCGGAGGTATGTAAGCTAACTTAACGGCTTTAATCCGTAAGTCTACGTGGTTACACGATAATAGACGTGATAAATAATCGAGACTGGATCGGACAGAGCGCTTATATTAATAGGCGTACCTTCATGCGTAATTCCGTTTTTTATTTCGGTTTTGGCATGCGATTCAGTCTAGTTAAATGCAATAAAACGATAAGTAAAGGGTCCATCATCATTATCGCTACTATTCATTAGGATGTTCTGTTTCCGTTTTTCATTTCGTGTTCTTGGTACCGTTTCGTTTTTGGGTTGTAATATGTATGTAGCATTCATCGTTATGCACAATTGGTTCCGATACCATAGATTATGTTAACTAGACGAAAACAAAAACCGTATTATATCAACGGTTTCACGCGTCCTTATTCCTTTCGCTATATCCTCGCAAATATGCAGTACCACAAACGTTGATTATACGCTATTTACCGTAATTTACCGATGAATAAAATCTTGCATAAAATCGTGTTTCATTCAGGAGAATCGTCGGGCATCTTCCGTCTATCTCTCGTATGTGATTCGTTTGTGTTTGCGCCTGTATACCGTTGATAGAAGGGAGTTTTACGGCTTAATGTTCGGATATAACGAACCCTCGGGTTTTTAGACAGCGCTCATCGTGAACGACGCACTAGGTTAATGTTACGTAAAGAACTCGTCTTGTAACCAATCCCTACATATTATACAACGAATCAATGATCGAGAGTAACGCGAAATAAAAAAAGCCGACGTACCTCGTGTTGAAGTACGCCGATTTTAAACGCTACTTATTTGCCCATCCGATCTAACGCGCGGAATTGAGCATCTAGTGAGCCTGCCGATTCTACCGAGTCTAACGCCTGCCAAGCAAATCTATCTCTACTCTGTTTAATCGTTTTATACACAAAATAATCGTGGTCCACGTTTACCGGTAGTTGCTCAACCGCTATTTTTACGAGTTTTTCTTTTGGTTGACGGTTGATTGCCGACATTGTAACCACCGCATCAAGCGTGTTAAAATGCGTGTCTAATGTGCGTTTAATATCGGCATATCTCGCTTTGATCGCCTGCAAAACGGAAGGACTAGCGCTTGCTAATCTCGCTTGAAAGTCGGACAAAGCATCCGCTTTATTACCGGTCTCTGATCCAAAAAGGAAGTCAGAGACGATTACTTCTGCTTTATCACGATCACTTGACGATACCCTAACCGTATAGTTTGCGGCGATGTCGGTCGCCTCGTCGATCATTTGCTGACGTTCTCGTTTCCACTGCTCGTTAATCTCGTTAACTTCTCGGTCTAGCGCGTCCTCAACTCGTTTAATCTCGTAATCAAGTACGGCTGGGTCGTGATAATACGGATTATCGCTCTCGCGCATCTCTCGGATAGATTTCTTCGCCTGCTTGATTGCGCGTCTTACTTTACGTTGTAGCTCGTCCATGACGCGAGTGTCGATCCTAATTGCTTGTCCTGTTTTCGCTAGTTCTTTCGCCTTATCCTCGGGAACTGAAATTAACTCATGAGGATTAAAGAAGCTACCGTCCTCGTTTTGTACAGATTGAGTGGTTAAGATATATTCGTAGTTTTCCATTTTTAAACATCTCCTTTTTAAGTTTTATTTTAAATACTTGCTTGCCGGTGAGTCTGATTTAACTCGAGAGAGATCGGCATGATCTTGGTAAAAGCGAACCAATTCTGTGAAATCCTCTTCCTTTTTTATCCCTATCCTCTCCGCAAGATCAATAAAATCATCGTGTAATGACGGATGGACGTATTCATCTTTCAGCACCGCATAACAGCTAATCTGTAGCTTAATCTGATTAAGACGGTTTTGTGCCTCCTCGTATAGTTTTTTATAATCAGGTTGCTCATCCATCTTTACGTTTGTTTGTACTTCTTGTTCACTCATTCGATCCACCGCCATCCTTTTTCGATTTTTTAGCTTCGAGTTCATGCATCAATTTTTTTGTCCACGAATCACCGTCGTTTAGGCGCTTTCGATTGCGTAGCTCTCGCCTTGACCGTAATTTGTCATGCTTGGCCATACGTTCACCTCCGCGATCTCCTTAAAGCCCATTCTTTCAGCTTTGTAAACAGCGTCATACTCCGTGTATTCCTCGATGCGTCTCGGCTCATCGCGCGGGTTGAACGTCTTACAGTACGTCAAAACTGGCTCTCCGTTTGATTTGTCTGCGATCACCACGTCAACCACCGTAAAATAATCGCCGTCATCTGTCGCAACCATGTGCGGGAAGACGTCAATAACTGCCGTGTGATTACGTGCTGTCGGGGGATACTCACGTACTTGTATATCCGTTAGAGTCCCGTCCGGCCACAACGTCATCGGCTTACGCTCGACGGCTGTACCTACGTGGTACTCGGTCACATTTACGTTTTCTCCGTAGCGTCTCATCCTCCGCCTCCTTTACTTTCGTTAATTAATGCGACGCGTTTGAACGTCAAAAAGCCGTTACTCTACCAAATACACTCGGCAATAAGTAACGTTGCTGTATCGCGTCATATACCCGCTAAAATCGACTAATTTCTTCTTGATTCCGTCGTTTTCTTTGTCGATATTCTCGGTCCCTAAGCCGTCTCATTTCTCGTTCAACTCTCGGCGCACACTTACGGCAATATTTTTGCGCGTTAGACTTCCGCTCATAAGGCTCGCCACAATAAGCGCAATAAACGGGCTGGGCATCGCCTGTGATCGCGTTCCAATATCGCGTTTGTAGCGCTTCGTCTGACGGAAGTACGGCCGTCTCGAAGTAGGAGCACCGTCCTTTTTCGTTGAAATATCGGCACGGTTTGTCGTAATAGAGGCATTCCGTTTCTGTGGCGGCGTTAAAGTTGGCGCAGTGTAGGCGGGCGAGTTTGCGGATTTCTTTTTCTAACGTCATTTAGTCACCTCCTTACCGAAAATAGAAAAAGCAGCCTCGTAGAGAAGCTGCCTATTATTCTTCATTTCTAATTTGAATCAATTTGATTCTATAGATTTAACATCACATTTACCTATATGGATCTCATAACATTTCTCTTCGGAGAATGTTTGCACAACTACCCCTGACGATTTGTCAGCAATCAAAAAACTATTGTCTTCAGAGAAAAGCCAAAGTTCTTCAATCGCTTTAGCATAATCTAATACCTTTACATTCGCCCATACAGAACAATTTGGAACTCCTATAAGCCACTCTTTTACATTCTTTAGGAAATTTAAACGATCTTCGATCCATAAAATATAGTTTTTCTCTATATCACCTTCGACCTTCTCATAAGTCGGCTTCGAATTAATTTTGAGAAATTCTTCAAGCTTCGGTTGGAATAAGTGTATCCAGTGAGATTCCTGCTCTTCAAAATTAATAAGTTGTAAATATTCAAATTCTCCCATTATTTTCCTTGCGTTTATCATAGCTATTTTCCTTTGAATCATCTCATTACGGTTTGTCATAATTTTCACCTTTTATTCATAATAGATATGGTGGTCACCATTCGGACCGTATATATTTTTATATCTGTTTTCTTTGAAGTCGTAATCAAACTGATTTACTCTAGGATCAGGTTTTCCTGCATGGGCATGCTTTCTTCCATCATTAATATGATCAACAACTACCCTTTTCCCCTGTGGTGTATCATACTCATAGTAACGCCCGTGGTGAGTTGTATTTGCATTATATTGATAGTTTTTATAGTCCGCACCTTTCTTAGTAATATCATCGCCAACTTGCCATTGACGGACAGGTTGTTGAGATCTTGGAACACCCGCTAAATCCTTCGCATGGTTTAATGCTTGTGTCCTATTGTTTACTGTATGGACAGGAACATTACTTGCATTATTAACTAACCTTGCTCCCCTAGATGCCCCTTTTACTATCGGTCCACCCATAATTGCAGCACCAGCAAGGGCTCGTTCCCAATCTTCTAATTCACGACCAGTGATGAGGTCCTTTCCTATGACCGCTTCAACCCCGGCCTTAATATTACCGACGACTGGGATAAAATCAAGTACAGCAGATCCGGCTTCTTGTCCTATCGAAGCGCTCGAGGTATTTTCTGTTTCATAAATTAGCTCGTAATCCTCACGTAATTCCGGATTGGCCCAGTCGTTGAAAGAACACGCCTGATAGCTTATCATATACGCAGGATTACCTGCTAGCGCCGGATCATGCACACCCGCACTCACCTTACTCGTATCGACTGCTGGCGCTTTCTCATGCAAGGTCGCGTTGTTGGCAAAATACCCACCTACCTCCATGATGCTGACACCCTTCATCGTCACGCCACCGGTCATGTTCCAATCCAACACCTGCCGGATCGTCGCTTTTAATTCTTCCATCTTCGTTCGTACTTGGGCCATTAATTCGACACCTGCTTGGTCGAGATCATATAAACCCTCTAACACCGTATCTGCGTGTTTGCGTGCACTATCGACGCTGTTGTACACGTCGCCTGTCTGAAGCTTGCCGAGGTGTAAGATATGGCTCACTTCGGCTGTCGCCTGATTAATCGCTGCCTCTCTTTCCGCTAGCGTTTCTTCGTAACGGTCATATGCTTTTGGTAGCTGATTTTTCCAAAAGTCTTCTGACACCGAGCCATTTGACGCAGGCTCATACTCAGTGATGTTCGCTTTCATTTTTTCAAGTGTCTCACTGAAAGAAATCAGAAAGGCTCGAATCGAACGAATCGTTGGCAGCTGCATATGGGCATGATTATAAATGACTCCCTTTGCACCTTCACCTTTAAATGCTCCATCCATATTAATGACGCGCGTGATTCTTGCTTCAACTGCCTCGAACACATCTCCATATGATTTTAACACTTTAATGTGTTCATCGAGTTCCGAGAGATGTTGGTTCACATCTAAGAACTTCATGTTGAAACCCCCTTGACCACTTAAAAAGATTCTGTCGATCATTATGTAATCAGATCAGTAAGTTATAGGAGGCCATGGGGCTTTTTGTACTGCCTAGTAAAACCACCCGCATTGGAATGCTTGGGCATCTACTAGATGAATCGACTGCCTTCTGCCACTACCTATTCTCTTATTAACCTACCATTTACTTTTATCCGTAATCGAAACGACTAATACTTTCCTATTACTAACCATCAAAATTTTCTCAAGGAAATAATATCCATGTTATTTATCATAAAGGATGGTAAAGAGAGGAGAAATAGGACTTTAATCCTTTATTATAACGGGCATAGTCCCAACTTACGACTTAATTGTGACGCTCGTTTCCGCTCCCTTTTTAAGGTTTCTGCCGAGTATCGCATGCGCAGATACGCGTCTACATCGTCAATTTTTCCTGTTTTTAGTTCGCTCGGTTCTCGGTCTGTCTCCGGTATTCGTAAATTGACTCGGTGATTGTAGGCGTGCCCTCCGTCTTTCTCGTCCCCGCTATACGGGACATAGTAATTAGGTTTCCTACGCCCGCCCGTCAGTCGATCTCGCCCCTTTGCCGCGTCTATTTGAGCGACTTTATGCGTTGGATACGGCCTTTCGTGTTTGCTTACATGTTTTAACATTTCACCTTCAGTTGTCCATAGCCCGTGCTCTCGCCGGTAATACTCTCCCTTTTTCGTGGGCTTTCGGCCTCCCGAGTTCCGCGCCTTTTGCTTTGCTCGTCTTGCCGCTTGATGTAACGTCTTGATCCCTCGTCTGCACTCGGCGGAACACGTCTGTTTCCGATTATTTCTCGTCTCATCCCGCCAAAAATAGCCGCAATAATCACACCGCTTTACCCGCTTGTCTCGCGGATCGTGTAATTGTCCGTCCATTAATCGTCCCAACGTGATTAATGCTTGTTCAAAGTCGAGATCGCGTACATATTTGGCTGCAAATGCAATCGCTCCGCTCCCCGGTTCCCTCGGTTGTGTCACCTACTCTCCTCCTTTCCGTATTTCCGCTTGGATATGCGGAATTAGTGTGATATTGTTAAATTGGATATTTTTAATCTTTTATCATTTATGGTCACACTGTTACCCCTATATATCCTTTTTGTAGCCACTGCCGCCATTTTGTTGAAATAGCACCTTTGCCGTCTCTAGCGTTTCGCCGCCACTTGCGTAAAATAACGCAGGATTAACGATTACTTTACGTTGTCGGTTATCGTGCGCATCCTCTACAAATTGAAATACGGGCATATCCTCAAACCGAATCCCTCTCATAGCGGTTTTTAGTTTACTAGCGTTTCGGTATCTTAGTTTATCCGCCAACTCGCCTAGTTTCATAGGATGAATAAGTTCACAATTACTTTCCGTAGGGTTGTGACAAAGGATATTGTACCTAAAGTTAACGTACGGAAGTATTGCGTACAAGATACCTAGCTGTTTAGTTTTCCTTCGGCCATACTTTTGGTAGAGTTCTCTAACCGTGCGCCTAAATACTCTCGTATGGACTGTCGTTCTCGAATGAAAATGGCTCACTTTTTTTATTTCTCCGCGGAAGAAAAACTCCGGATTAATAGCTAGTTTACCGTCCAACTCCTGAATGATGTTATTATCTATTAACTTCCGATAAAAAGCGGAAAAGGTATTGCGTGCAACCCCGAGTAATTTAAACAAGCTACTCCGATTAATAAAGTGACCGTTATCGTGCTTTAGATAACAATGGAGATCATCTCTCTCGCTGTATGCAGTATAAGTTGATACGTAAAGTAACCTCGCGTAGTCTGCTTGGGTAAGGTCTGGAAATATATCGGTCATCCGTCTACTTCCCTCGAAAAAAGCAATAATGAAGCCGCCATATTTGTCCGCGTGGTAGTCTAATTCTGTCATGAACTTAAATGACCGCTTTTTTTCTTCTGACATGACGGGCTCCGGTCGATAATAATCTAGTACCGCGCCGGTTTCACTGTCGACAACCTTTAACCTGTCTTTAAGCTCCATGTGTATGCGGAATGCGTCACTCTTCAATCCGTCCATAAATGGTCTTTGTTTTGCCAATATTGATTCCCCCCTTTTATCGATTACCAGCGAAAACTAAAATATACGCCTTTTCGTGTGCAAAAACGGCAAAATATACGCCTTTTCGTGTGCATTACAAATAACGGTCAATCCTTTGTCACAACTGCGTTTGACGCCACTTTTTGTTTCATTGTCCCTAATAATAACTGCTACCCTTACCCCATTCCTCGGAACTTACCGCCCTCCGGATGAAAACGACTTTTAACGGATTTTTACACACGTCACGCGCGTAACTAACGGAATATTGCGGTTTATCTCAAATATTACGAGAGTGGCTATGTTTTAGCGTTTATAACGATGTTTGTTTATGTAATACGGGAGTGAATGCGTAGCATTCACTCAGTCAAGCTCTGCTTGACTGGCGCATTAATTATCCTACTTCGTTTACATACGTTTAAAATTAGCGCCCTCCCTTCCTCTTTCGTGTGTACTCGAATTACTACGTTTATATTCACTTCTTTAAGGGATGTAGCTTGAAACCCTTGATATATCAACGTTTTACTACGATTTTACTACGTTTATTGTAGTAACCGATTATATACGTTATGGAGTAGCCGACACGTCATTATCGCCTCCTCACTCTTAATACACTTCCCGATTCTTTTTTCGCACACTTTCGATAAAATTTTTCGGATTTTATTTCGTATACACTCGCATCCACCCGTCTTATCCCTTACTTCGCTTATTATTTCCGCTTATAAAGAACGGAGTTAATAGGACTGAAAATCTTTGATTTTCAGGCGATGCGAAGCATCGCGCAATTATTTATCTTGTTATACGTGGTTATAGTTAATACGTGGTTCTTGTTAGTGTGACGTATAGCCATGTTAGCTACAGCCATGTTAGTTACGCGTCACATGGACGGACATCCTCCGGTTCAGCGTCAAATATTCGTAGCTGACTAATTGCCGAAATCACGTATTCCGTATTCTCCCATACGCCCTTTCCGTTTCTCTTCCGGTAGGCTTCGATAATCGGTCGACCGCACCATCGATAGTCTAGTAGCTTTTTTACTCGACGATTCGCCGTCTCCCTTCTTACGCCAAGTCCACGAGCAATCTGCGCTTGTGTCGGGTAACATCGCCCATTCTCGTCCATATACGAGGCGATGACGCAAAGTGTCTGCCAATTGTCGGGTCCCATATCGGCGATTAACCCGCTACTTACGGCATCAACGTACATCTTTACGAATATTTTCGTTTCTTTCTCGTTCATCCCGAAAACCCCCTCACTACTATTACACGTAGCGAAGACGATTTCGCACATAAATACGTCCGCATATGCGCCTACACGTCCCGTGACGGGGAGATATAAACTTTCGAATATAAACGTACTCAAACGAAAAAAGACGTGACCGCTTTTGGTCACGTCTCGAAATGTTAGACTCTGCGCAATGTCAGCTGCGCAACTGTCTCAATGTGTTTGTTTTTAATCGCCAGCTCCGTGTTTTGATCGTCTTGATCTCTTGTTGCGATAGCGAGATCATCCCCCTTAACGTATGCAAGCAGCTTCTCAATTTCAGCAACAATCTCTTGCTGTGTAATCACACCTTTATTATCGTCCTCGATGATGCAGGGCGTCTCCCCTCCGGTTAAAACAGATAGATTATGCGACTTGTCCATCGTAAATCGGTAATACGCCTGTGCGATCTCTTTTTGGCTCGCTTTCGGCGGCGTGAAGCCAATCTCCGGTGCTAACGTTATGTTTAGTAGATTGCCCTCACGCAATTGTTTTAGGATTTGCTCACGCTCCACAAAATCGTTTAAATACTCTAAATATTTGTTGCTCATTTTTAATCGTCTCCTTTATTTTAATTTTTTAACGAGTGTCATTTCGGTTCCCCACTAGGCCGGTTTTCTCCAAGTAGCGACAATACGCTCTTTACAGTACATGCAATTTGTGGCTTCTGATCCGCCTTGAATCGATATTTTTTTACCGCAGGACGGGCACTCAAGCTTATAGGTCTTGTACCATAACATGTTAGCCATTTTAAATAGTAGTACCGAGGCAGGGATACCGATGATTGTAATAGCGGCTATTACGCCTAGTGTCTTTAACGCTAGATTTAACGGGAGTAGTACGATGATCCTCGTCATCATGTCCATGAAACCTTCTTTTTCATGAGTCATCGTGATTCGTTTCAACTTTACCGTCCTCCTTTTAAAGGATTAGAAAAGGTTCTCTACGGGCGAGAAATGTTTATGTTTTTCAAAAACATCGGAAGAAAATAGATTTACATAATTACGTACCATTTCTAGCGATGTATGTCCGAGCATGGCTTGTAGCGCAAACACGTCGGCTCCGTTTTGGACCGCGATCTTGGCGAATGTATGCCGGAATGTATGTGGGCTACACCGTACGTTTTTAATGTTAGCCATGCGCCCATATTTAGCTACAATTTCTTGGACTCTCCGTCTACTTAACGGTTTATCGTCAATATTGACAAATAAAATATCCGTTACCGATACGTGCCCCCTTACCGCCATATACTTACGGAGTTGACGCTTCATCGTCTTTTGGAACGGGACAAGGCGATCTTTCGCGCCCTTACCGTTAAGTTTGATTTGATTATCCTCCCATTTAATGTCGTTAATCGTAATATCGCAAACCTCACGTACTCTCGCGCCCGTTTCTACCATGAGCAGCATTAACGTATAGTCTCGTACGCCGGTAAACGTACCTTGATCAGCTTGCGAAAGGATTTCTCGTAATTGCGCACGTGTAAATGTCTGGATGATCTCCTTGTGTTGCTTAATTAAGCCTACGTCATCAAACGGATTTTGCGCAATCATTCCTTCATCGCTAAGAAATCCGAAAAATGAACGTAGTGCCCGTAATCTTGCATTGATAGTTGTTTCCTTCCTTCCCGCTTCCATCAGATCAAGGATAACGTTTTCTTTAATCGTTCTGTCCGTTATCGTAGAAGGATGCGTCTCGACTCCTTGACGCTCTAGTTGGCGCATTGTTCCTAACAGTTCAGTGCGGTAATACTTCAACGTATGCTCGCTAAGATTCTTAATCTTCCTATCTCGTAAAAATAAATGGACTGACGTTTCGAAATCCTCGACATCGATTACCGTCTGTTCCTCGACTTTTACCGTATTAATTACATTTTTTCTTCTCCGTGACAAACGTTTCACCTCCGTTCAGCTTAATTATCCGAACACATACCGTAAAACAATTAATCTGACGCGGAGGACGAAAAAAACGCTGACCCTCCTTACGGAGAATCAGCGTTATATCAACGTTTATGTCGTACGTGTATGTATCGCGGAAATCTGACTCTTTTGAGTCGTGCGCGTCTGCCAATTCCGCCACACCGGCACGTTATCTTCCATGCTCGAACAATCATCTAAACTCAGTATCTTAGAAGTTGATCGCGTTGGACAAGTAATAATATAACATGAATAACCACTTGCGTCAATATGTTGTTTTTGTATTTTCTACTAGGGAATGTTGCGGAGCATAGGGAAGGGGAAGGGCCCCTGTCAGGATGACCGAGGCTTTGATCTGTGGTTCATCGGAGGTGTTCTTTCGTTCGGGTGATGTCGTTATCTTTCCAATAGGCCCAAAGCGACGCTCCGCCTAAAAAGGCAAGAGAAACGAAGGTGCTAACGCCTTCTTCGTCAATGGGAATGAACGAAATACCCGCCATTTCAAACCCACTATTTATGAGTGCAACTACTAATAGAATAAACCGAGTAACCGTCCCTGCACTAATGTTTCGTATCTTTTCTTCATTCATGTGCTGTTCCTCCTTGTTTTTAACCGAACATGTGCCCCCATGTCTGTGGACCGACTTTGCCGTCGACCTGTAGTCCGTGCTTTTGCTGATAATGGCGAGCACCCCTTTCCGTTTGTGGACCGAAAAGGCTGTCAGGATTGACGTTGACCACGCGTTGAACTTGTCGAACGTCTTCTCCCTTCATCATCGGATTTTGCAAGTAAAGTACTCTTGAATATTGAAGCTTATGCAGTAGACGGGATTGAGTCACTGGCCCTGGAATTCCATCTACAGTAATTCTCTCTTTTCGTTGGAACGACTTAATTGCAGTTAACGTCTCTTCACCTGGCACTCCATCGTCACGGTAGCGTGATAAGTCTTCTCCGACTGCGATCAGCTGCCGTTGTAAGACGGCAACGTTGGGAAAGTAACGCCGAATGAGATCATAGCCAGATGTCGTATCTTGTTTGGAAGCGCCCACTGCTGCTTTTTGCTTTTTCGCAACGCTAGTACTCCCTGCCCTCCGATTGAGCCCAAAAGCGTCTGCAATTCCTTCTGCATGACCGCGGGCGATCTTCGTAATAAATTGATCCTCATTTAAAAGGGCGGCATCCGCCGGGTTATCGATAAAAAGGTTTTCCGTTAGAATGGCAGGCATGTTCGTTTGCCGTAAAACAGCGAAGTTGGCTGATTTCTTTCCTCGATCTCTAACGTTCATTTCCGCGAGAATCCGAGGATGGATAATGTTTTGTGCATTCACCGATTCGCGAGATGGATTTGGATGAATAAACGTTTCGAACCCCGTTCCGCCGCCCGCATTAATATGAATGGAGCAAAAGTAATCCGCGCCCCAGCGATTGGCAGCATTCGCTCGTTCTGTCAGCGATAAAAAGCGGTCATTCTCCCGGCTCATGGTTACTTCCACACCATCAAACTCAGAGGTGAGAATGTCACGAATTTGCTTGGAGATCGTGAGGACAAGATCTTTTTCCTGCAATCCATTTGCAACTGCACCAGGGTCACGACCGCCATGCCCTGGATCAAGAAAGATTTTCATTTTGATTCATCTCCTTTTAAAATGGAAATCGCCTGTTTCAATTGCTTTGGTACCGGTAGTCCCATTCGACCAGCATTTTCGAAGATGCTAATAAGTTCGTTCACGATATAAAAAACAACGGCGGCCATAAAAATTAAAGCCTCTGTTTCAATTCCGACCTCTAGCAGAACAGTATCGATCATGTGGGCAATTGCCACCATAACGAAAATAAAAACCTTGCGCGTAATCCCTATAAGACCGACACGACTGTTAATATTTCCGGTTACGCCAGCTGCTACTAGCCCCGTGCCATAATCAATGACCACTAATGTAAGTAAAATTGATAGCAAAATTGTCCACTCCCCATATAAAAAAGAGACAGCAGCTGCAAGTACAGCTGCTGACCATTTCAGCAAGGCTTCCATCCCTTTTCTCCTTTCTAAAATCTATTAGGATTTTCTCTTTACCATTTAATTGTCTTCTTTAAATTTAAATTTATAAACAAAGTTGCTAAATCCGAACTCATAATAGGGTCTGTCCCCCATATAGTACCTAGTGAATGGAAGAATGACTACTACGTCAACATCCGTCAAATCATAAATAAGATTATAAGTTTGTTCTCCTCTAGAATTCTCATAAACCAACTCTTGATCAAGTAAGACTGGCTTAATTGTTTTAAACTCTTTTTCAGTTCCTTTAAAATCTAACGGCTGAGGGAACCCACCATCACCATCGGTTATCCATCTATATCGCCTTTTTTCATACCCATCAATATAATGATATTCCACATGTGATTGAGTCTCCCCATCCATAGTAAATTCAAATACATAATTAACTTCTTTATGCATTTTAGCACCTCATATCCTGTTTTTTGACTTTTTGAAACATAATAAAAAGCCTTACTCGGCTTCTCGTTCTCTCTATATTTTCTACCACTAGATTTTCCAATCATGCAATTAGGTTTTGGCTAGCTCAAAGATGAACCACGGCTCATTAGAAAACTCTTTTATTACATTGAATTCCTATCTTTTTCTTTATTCGCCTTCATTTTCAAAAGCTTCTACTAAAGTAAAATGAGCTTCCGCGTCTTTTTCTGATAACTCTTTATTGTAGTCGTTCACGACTTCTTCCAAAGTCTTAAGGGCACTTTCTAAGTTTGTGTCGTCTAAGACGAAATACTCGTTATACAAATCTTCCTGTTGTTTCTTGAATTCTTTTACGTCTCCTTTAAACTTGAGATTACCGCTTTCATGGACAAATTCGCCCTTTTCATTCGTTTCAACATACTCTTTTAAAAGCTCCAACTCTTCTTCACCAAGCTTTTTGTTTTGTTCTTCCAAGACCTTAACAATCCGCATCCGGTGGACAGATTTTTTACCATTCAAAGGTAATTTTTTAAGAAATACAGCTACGTCTTTTAATTCTTTATTTTGAAGTTTAATCATGCTATCTTCTCCTCAAGTTTTGTTATTTTTTCTTTTAGTCGTTGATTTTCTAGTTTAAGCGAATTGACCTCGTCTCTTACATATGAATCTAGCTCTTGAATTGCCTTAATTGTTGGGGCAATAAGCTGTGTGTATGAAACTCCCATAACACTATCATTAATGGTAACGATCGTTTGTTTTTCTAAGTCTATTCCGTGTTGCTCTAATTCAGCTGCAACTTCTTGAGCAATTAAACCTGTTTTGTATTGCTCATTTTCAACAAGCTGGAAATCTACTGGACGTAAATCTTTAATAAATGCCAATCCGAGGAAGCTATTTTTAATATCGCTCTTAATTTTAATATCTGAGCCTTCAACCAAAGTATTGGTATAAACGAAATTGTAGCGCTCTGAAGATGAGCCCACACTATGGCTACTTCCACTCGGTCTTAAATGATTGATTCGACCGAAGTTCCATGGAGCCGAAGACGTCCCTAAGTTATAATTCCAACCAGAAAAAGAAACATTAATCCCCCGAAAAACCATCGTTGCTGAACCGCTTTCTGGTTGCGTTTCGAATATATATCCCCCCGTCCCTACAGGATTTCGTATATATACTTGGGCTGCTCGTATATTATCTGCATGAATGTCTTTCCATTTGTTATTATTTGATCCAAAAACGTAGTCGTAAGAACCTGTATTGATGGGGTAAATATTCATAGTGGTTGAATCACTAAAATTAAAGGCAACACCTTTTCTAAAACTGACTGCTTGATCACGAATGTGGAAAATCCTCCCCACTACTGAATTTCCAATACCGTCTGTAATCATACGTTGATTAGTGTTAGTGATAAATCCTGTAAAGTTTTGATCATCAATAGGATTGGGTTTAGTTGTATTTGTTGTTCCGAGGAACCCATATGGAAAACGATCATTAATTGATCGACCAATTCCAAAACCTGCACTTCTTGTAATATTACCTACTGGATCGTACTGTTTAAAATATAGACGGTTCCCTGGGTCAGTAAACTCAATGTCAGCCCCACTTCCAAGTGTAAAGTTTGTATTCCGCATGTTAAGCGTCCCAGTGTTTAAATTTAACTCCATGTTGTTATTATTCGACCGCATAATCCCCGCCGTCACTGTGCCTAAATTGGCTGAAATTGCAGATAGACTAGCAGCGTTAATCTTATCCGCGTTGACACTAGAAATTTTCGCAGAGGTCACCGCCAAATCCTCAATCTGCGCTGTCCCAATAACGGCTGTGCCCAGTTTAGCTCTTGTGATCGCGGCATTCGCAATATGTGCGTTCTGAATGACCCCATCATTGATTAATGTCGTTCCGTCAAGATGGATTAAGCTTCCCTTGATGCGTATTCCTTCTGGTGAAAGGTTAAGCGCTGTGACAATGCCGTCCTTTTCAACTCGAGCGGCGATCTCTGTCGCTTGTACAGACAATTCAGCTTCAGCTTGCGTTACACGACCGGCTAGTGAATTAATTTCCGTGGCACGAAGGGCGATTTGCTGAGAGTTTTGATCAATACGCGTTTCTGCTCTCATGATGGGAGTAGCAACTGGTCTCGAACTTTCGAATGGCTGAATGTTTGTAATGTCAGGATTCCCACCCCAGTTGTCAACCGGTAGTAACATTTCGCTATCAGAGCCGATCTGTCCATAAAAACGAGTATCGGTATTCCAAATGTCGTGTTCATTGGGGAGTTGGTGTCTAAGAGCGATATACTTCTCGCCTTTGTAATCGCAAGTGACCATACTCCATCCATTTAACGTTTGGATTTCACTTGCTTCAAAATAGCCCGATGCCCGATCTCCATTAGAGGAATTATTGAAAATGACTTCGATTTTTCCTGATCCAACATTCCCACTAACTCTTCGGCCAAAAAGAGTCCCTGCTACATAATTTCGTGCTCCAGTTAAATCGGCTCTTGTCAACAAGATGAGATAATCCCTTGAGGCATTGAACGAGAAATGAAGTTTATACTCTGTCGCCTTCCCGTTTACGATCTCCTCTAAGTGACCAATTCCCGACCGAATCGATGTCACTTCGGACTGGACTCCATTGACACTAACAGTTAATTGACTTAGATCATGGGCCACGTTTGTTACTTCGCCCTCGATCACGTCAACTTGTGTTTGCTCGGCCTTCAAACTAATTTCGGTTTCTAATTCAGCTAGTTGCGTGGATACTGATACAAATTTCCCGTCAACCGCCTCTAACTCACTATCGATCAACGAAAACTTGCCTTCCACATACGTTAAACCAGCCTTTTCTGCCAGTTCTGCATTGATCACATCTTCTATAGCCCTTATTTCCTCATCTGTGTATTGGCGTGCTTCTTGATTTAAAAGCGCTTTTGCATGATCACTAATTTGTTCAAAATTTACGCCACCTTCACCAATAATGTCACTGATTCGATTTAATTCTCTTAATCTCTCAGCGAGGTCGGGGCCGAACAAAATATCATCACTAATGATTCGATGGGTAGAACCCGATACTTTGTCGGACCAATCGGATGGTCTGCCATGATAGTTGACGGCACGGACGTAGTAGTACCATTGCTGATCTTTATCAACAAAATGAGCAAAAGCGGAAACCTTTCCTCGCCACAGTAAGTGTTGACTGTCTGGAACGAAATCACTGACTTGACTTCCATAAACTTCATAATGTTCAATGTAAAGTTCATCCGCATAATCCCAATAAAGTTGAATCGCTTGAAATCCACTCTCTGCTCGAAGGTTTACGGGAGCGGATGGTTTGATATCAGGATATTTATCCCTCGTAATCGTACCGCTGCTTCCCCATTTCCCCCGATTTTTTTCAATCTCTTCAATGACTCGTTCAAGCCGTTCATCCATGCCATTGAGAGACAAAAACTGTCCCATCTCCACCATTCCGGTTCCATCGATATCAACTAAATCATATTCAATCGCAATAATCCGAGATTGAATTTCAATGGGACGACTAAACTGCCGATCAATCGCAACGGCAGTGTCGCCAAGGCTCGCCTTCTCGTGCTCGTATCCAGAAATATGTTCAAACAATCGTACTGATAAACGATAATGAACTTCCGGCTTGCTAGATTTCTGCAGCTGCTCCCATGTTTTCTCCAATAATTCTTCGGGATCTTCAATGTCCGTATTTTGATAAATGCCTTCTCGGTGCAATAGCTGGCCGTTGTGCTTACGCCCGTATTTTTGCAGGGCTTCTGGATCTCCTACCCACAATTGCCCCTTCGGCTTATCTACAGGGGCGCCTGCTGATTTCCGCCATTCCACCTCTCCAAAATCTAAAGAACCCTCCTGACCGTTCTCCCCTTGAAGTGAAGCCCCCCGACCATATAGGGCCGTGATGGGATATGAAAGAATGGTTCTCTCGATTTGTTCAATATTATGATCGATTTCAAATCTCTTCCCACGATCCACTCCCCGCCGTTGAACAATCTTGATTTGACGGGACGTGATTTTGTTTTCCGCATTGAATGTGACGACATCTTTAAAGTCACCACCCCAAGTCACGAGGATGTTCCACACGGCTTCAATCGCACTGACATAAGAAAAATGCTCTGTTGCATTTCCGAGATTAACTTCTACACTTCCCGTCCAACGAGTTCCTTGAAGAACCACATTTAGCGCTACATGGGCCGGTTGATTCACTACACTCTGTTCAACGATCATATGTTCAGCTAGCTCCATAAACGCTGGTTCACAAATCGCCGTCGTTTGCGGTCCATTCAAACCATCTACATCTTCCAGTTCCTTAATCACAAAAAGACGAAGATCGCCTTCCTTATCACGAAAGACGACCTGATGTTCCTCGACCACGTGTTTTGCCTCTTCCGAACTAGCTTCAATCGTAAATGCGAACGGTTGATTAGGGACCCGATTCAATTCCTCTCGAAACAGCGCCCGTACAAGCCCAGTCGATTCTGTGAGTATTGTAAGCAATTGGTCTTCGCGATCAAAAATGAATAACTCTGTCATGAATGCGTTTCCTCCTTTCTACTAATAGTATCTCTCCGTATAGGTGACTGTTGTCGGCTCACTGGCATTCAATGAAATAGCCCCTGGCTTTAAGGAATCCCAGTGCGAGCTTAGACTGATTGCTGCTGCTAAATCTTGGCCGTTTAACGTAACTTTTCGTTTCTCATAATCGATGTGCAAAAGATCTCCTGAAATGAATCGATAGTGGAGAAAAATTCGCATTCCTTGGCTAGTTTCCAGTGTGAAATGGGATGTGGCATTACTAAACGTCGTTTCACTTGTCCATGGTGTTTCCACCTGTCCTGTAATGGTTTGCTCAGAGGCTGTAGGAGTCACTTCCAGTTCTCTTTGAGCACCGAACCGGTAAGGCTGATCTAAGTAAAAGGTAATAGCCCCTTTCGCAAAGTGCTCATACTCCCCCAACTCAACCGACAATAACCTAGCCAAATAATTACGATCAGGATCATCCTCAAATACAAGACGCTTTGCCTCTTGATGAAACAACCAACCATTAAGCTCTGTTTTTACATCTTCAAGGGAACGCCCGCGGTGTTTAATCACCACGGGCACAGATAGTTCAATTGGTGCTAACCTCGCCTTTCGTACGATGACACCGTTTTGACGACTTTCATAAAGGTCATGTTCAATAGGTGCTATCATCGGTCGTTGAAAACCATGCAATACCTCGATATACTCTTTTGTCACACCATTAAAGCTAAAATTCATCTTTTATCACCCCTTTTATCTCGGGGACCTTTGCGTCCGATATTGTTTTCTTCCTTGACTTTCTGACACGTGCGGCTCAACTAAGCGGCCAACAATACGAGAATCCATTTCAATAATTCGATCCTTTTGCCTCCGCAATTCGTCCACAATTTGTCCCAATAAGCTTTCCGTATTCGACGTAGTCATGCCACCAGATACTGCTAGCTCTCCGTGAATTGATCCGCCACTTAGATTCGGGCGGGCCACCTCCATCGCTGCCATTGCAGGAGCGTCAATCGTTGAAGGGACTAGGTTGGTCATGACCGTAATTGCCTTATCCACTGTATTGAGATTGCCTTCGATACCGACCGCTAACCCTTTCGGTAACCACTGGCCGATATCATCTCTGAACAAACGGGAAGGTGATTTGATACCGAAGAAGGATAGTAAATTATTGACGATGCTATCCATAAAGCCGCCAATTTTACCAAGAATCCAGTCCTTCATTGAACCAATACCTTCCCAAAGACCGCGGATTAAGTCCTTACCAATTTCAATCAGGTTGACACTCTCAAAGAAGGCCTCCATGTTGTTCCAAATTCTCTCGGCTGTATTTTTAATGGATTCCCAAGCACCTTCCCAATCACCTTTAATAAGATTCATGACGGTATCGATTATGCCAGACACATAGTCAATCGCATTTTTAACGCTTAGTTTAATGAGCTCCCATGCGACCTTAACAATGCTAGAGATAGCTGGCCATACCGTATCGAAAATGATTTTCGCAGCTTCTAGCCAAGTGCTTATTCTCTCACGAATAACGTCTATAACGGTTCCGATGATGGTCTTAATAAATTCGAATGCACCTTTTACAATCGCCATGATCGTCTCACCATGCTCGTCCCAAAGCTCACTAATTCGATCAAGGACTTGATTGACAACCTCCATCACCGTGTTGATTACTTCTGAGACTACTGTTTTTATCGTCTCCCACGCGGCTTCTGCAAAATCCATGATCGTTTGCCCATGTTCTTCCCAAAATTGCGAAATCGCATCGAGAACCATTTCAATGATATCCGCTATGAAGCTGATAACAAATTCGATTCCTTCCTTAATAAACTCATAAGCCCCTATCAAAATTGCTGTGATCGTGCCACCATGTTCCGTTAAAAACTCTTGAATTACGGTGAGGCCAGTCATAACCACCTCACTAATAAACGTGATAACGTCAGAGATGAGATCGGCTACAAACATAAAGGCCTCGCCGAACTTATCGATAATGACCGATCCCGCTTCTGTAAAGTCTTCTTTAATTAGCTCAATCACTGGGGAAATGATCTCCATAATCTGTCCGAAAATCTCGGTGAGAATGTCCCATATTGCTTCAGTAGCACTCGTAATTGTCTCTTCGATTTTCGCCCATGCTGTATCGACAATGTCACGAAACCATTCAAATTCATTGTAGGCATAAACAAGAGCTGCTCCTATCGCAACAATTGCTAAGATTATTGGATGCAGTTTCGGCATGAATACCCCAAGTGCATCGTCTGACAATCCGATCATCTTCCCTACACTAGAAAGGGTTTTCTCAAACTCTGAAGCTGTGTTTACAGCAGAGCTAAGCCCTTCAGATAAACTTTCTCCTATTCCAGCCACTTTTTGACCGTATACTTCTATTGTCTTTAGAGAATCTTCATTTACTTTAGTAAACTCTCCGACCTTTTTTGCCGTTTCAGTAAAACTATCTGACCATTTTTTTAGGTCCTTTCCAAAAGATATAAGGCTATCCATAAATCCTACCTCCTTTCTTTATTTTTTTCGCGTGCTTCGAATGTAAATTGTGAGAGCCATTCTTGCGCGTGGTTGGCTGCTTCCGCTTTTTCCGCGAGCGTTTCATCATTTTGTTCGTTTGTTGGGCGTTTGTATAGATCGGATAGCTTCGGCCTTTTGGCTCGAGCCGCTTGCTCATGCATGAGGGCAATGCGCGCAGCGCGCTCCAATTCATCGTGGAGATACTCCCGTTCCATCCGCATCATGATTTGAAATTCTCGCGGTGTCAGCCGGTAAAATTCAGCAGGGGTTAAACGTAAATAACGCCAACCATCGGCTAACAGGCATTCCACTTCTGTTAATTCTCCTAATTCACTTAAGACTTGAGCTTGTTCAGCGCTTCGAATGCTTCTGGATTGTCTGCTAGAAGCTTGTTCACTTGCTTCTTGTAGAAAAAACTATCGGTCACGACTTCATTGCAGATGGCAAATACGTCTTGTCCATCTAACGTTTCGTTTGCGATCGCCTGCTCGATTTCTGCCTCTACTTCCTTAAAAGAAAAATTCTTTCCATGGTGGAAAAGCCCGGCATGAACAATGTGTGAGAAAACTTCAAGGTCTCCCATCATCGCTTTTCCGATCAAGCCTAAAGAACCGCCCTCTACCACTTTGTTTAAGTACTTCACACTTTCAAAATTTAATTTAAGCTCGTATTCTTTTCCTTGCATTTCAAATGTCGCCATGTATTCATCATCCTTTCGATTATGTTCAAATTACAATCGGCGCCCTTTTGTGGACGCCGATTTCTCATCATTCTTCATCTCCTTCGCCCTCGCCAGGCTCTCCATCACTCGGTTGGTCTGGTGACTCTGGCTCTCCTGGTTCTTCGGGCTGTTTAGGGAGTTTCCTCAGTTGCAGGAGCCCCTTCAGGGATTTCTACCAATGTTTCTTCTGAGACTTCACCATTTAACGTCCCACTTAAAGAGTAGGTCGCAAACTCTCCGTTGCTGTACGTGCGCTCAAAAGAGGAGACCATGTACATGCCATGCTCCGCTTCTTTCGTACGCGTGTCAATCTCGTAAATTTTGACGAACTCTTTGTTACGAATTGCCTTTTTAATATGATTGACGAAAGGATCTCCTTCCGTAACAATTCCTTCCAAGGAAACTTCTTGCGAAACGCTGCCGTAATCTGATCCTGTTTTATCTTTCGTCGTTAAATCAATGCTTTCTGCCGAAATATTTGTTGATCCACCTGTTTGGTTAAACGGTCGAACCAACGTTTCCCCATTCTCGTCTGAAATTGCGACTGCAAATAGTACCTCATCACCTTTGTATTCCATTGCCATAAATAATTCCTCCTTCTATTTTGTGTGAGTGTCGTGTCGAAACTCACTTCCGTAGCCAGCTTATTCTAGCTACTCCTTTGATTTATTCAGGTAGACCTAAGCCCCTACTTCCGATCGAGCGTTTTTCAATGACACCTAAAACTGCTTCCCGTAAGCCTCCCCCCTTTCAACACGACGTAAAAAGCCGCCCAATTGATTGGAACGGCTTATCAGAATGTTATGAAATGCTGTGGCATGCTGCGAATGAACTCACAGATCATTTGCTATTCTGTTCGTTTACAGGTTGTTTTTTAGATGTAGAAAAACGATAGGATCAGTGAATAAGTGACTTTGTCTCTCCTTCATAAAAGGTAAGATAACTAATGGCGGAAAAGATGGATCGTTTTATAAAAAAGTTTTTATTTTTTTTCGTAGCGACTCCTTATCGGCAAAGCTCTCGATTTTCCCGAGTTCCCTGGTAATAAAACTCCATATCCATTACCTCCTGTACATCTCTTTCGCGCCGAGAGGGGTAACGATATTCCCTTCCATCGGTTGCCATGTTAACTGCGAGTGAAAGTGGTACCTCTCGCGTTAATGGTTTCAACTTACCGTTTGTTCCCCCACGTCTAACATGTCGCCCTTCTGTTTTCCTACGGTACTGGTTATCGCTCATAATCGGATACTCTTCTCGTGTCATTTTATCTGGGTGAGCATTTGTGATCTCCTCATAAAGGCATAGTGTCGTCAGCCGAACAAGGGCTCCTCCACTTGGCATCTGTCCTGACGTTTTAAAATAAGTTTCTGTCAGACCCTCGATCGCCTTTAATCGGTGATGACGTGGCAACTTTCCTGCTTTTGTTTCTCTCCATAACGTGTCAATCTTCATTTTTAATTCTGTTTTTTTCATTTAGTCCTCCAATTTTAATTAATATCCTTCACCGATCTCTGTCCAATATTGATAAACTGCCGCAACCTTTTGAATCGCTGCCTTTTCATGTCTGCTAATCGTATCTTGGCGTAGACCAAGTTGTTCAGCTGCCGTTTTCTGGGTTAAGTCCTTAATATAGATAAGCGCTAGTGTCTGCCTTTGCCGCGTGGTCAGACATGCGAGAGAAATGGCCATTTCTAAATCTGTTAAAACATCACATGCTACATAATCACCGTCGTATCGTCGCTCTTTTAACGTATGGTAATCACGCAACAAACGGCGCACCCCTAATGAGGTCCCAAGCGAATGGTACCGTGTGGAATAACGGCGGATTTTTGCTTCCTTGTCATACATACTCAATGTAACAGCCCCCTCTATGTTCTCGTGGATAGGTATTCTGGATGCTGCTTGCCCTCGGTTTTCTACTATGCTTTGAAACAATGACTCTCAATTGCACAAATATTCTCAATGTGTTAGTATGGACTGGAATATAGACGCTTTTTAACCTAAACCTTAAGGGCTTCTCGCAGATTTCGTTTACACGTTAGAGAGCTGTTATCATTTACATTGTGATAACGTTAGAGAGGAAAAAACCTCACTGCGTTTATCATATTAGGCAGAAAAGTATAGGCGTAATTCTCCCATGACCTCTTCGTCATAGTTTTGCGCTAAGCTTTTTAATTTTTGCCTAATGGTTTTACGATCGAATCCCAGTGCCCTTGCCAAAGCTGTTTGGGATTCATAGTTAGGAAATGCGTTGACGATTGCCGTCGTCTTCGCATCGACCCGATTCGGGTCAGCCAAGAAGGAGATCAGTTGCCGCTGGTCTTCTTCTTTTTTTATGACATGCTCTTCAAGGTTAAACTCATCTGCGATCTCGAACGTTGCCGCGTCCGTCAATGCTAGAGTCCTATCAGTTGATTCAAATGCTCCAGGTGTTAACATTTCTCGTTTTCTCAGCCTCTGCACCTTGTTGTAATAATCTGCCCGCCTGTTTTTTAAACTTACGACTAATAGCGGCAGGAACTCACGATTGCCGTCATACTTTTCAAGAACAGCCATTAAAGTATCTTCGTAGAGAGCCTCTACCTCATGAGTGGTTGTCCAAAGGGATTTTGCGATCTTCGGAAACTTCGGTTGCCAATCAGCTTTCAGAATGTGGTAGATTTGCTCAAATGTTTTTGGGCTCCTAGTGTCAACATACGTTTTCGCCAGAACGGTTAATTGTTCGTTTGGGTCCAC